ACCCAGTTCAGCAAGAGCAGGGAAGGCAAGTACGGGGTTATCTTGCATCCGTCCTGCAAACCCTGCAATTCGGCACGCGCCTACCAATGGTTCCTGGACAACCGCGAGCGCGCCATGTCTACGAGGCGGGAGTGGAACCGGCTCAACATGTACGGCCTCACCCAGGAGGGCTACGACAAGCTCATGGAAGACCAGGGTGGCGTCTGCGCGATCTGTGGAGAAGATGAGCCTGCTGCTCACGGGCGGACCGGGAAGAAGTTCGGACTGTCCGTCGATCACTGTCATGAGACCGGGCATGTGCGGGGCCTCTTGTGCCAGCGATGTAACCGGGCTATCGGCCTGCTCCGCGACGACCCGGCCATCTTACAGAAAGCCATCAACTACCTGCTGACCTCGCAAGAGAAGGCAGGCAATCAAGGAGGGCAGTAGTCATTTCAAAAGTCAGCGGCATCGGGTGGACAACGTGCTCGGTCGACGATGCGTCCGGAACACCCGAAGCCATCAAAAACGATGTCGTCAGCCTGTCGTTTGCGACTCCCCGCGCGGTTCAGGACGTGACGGGGATCGACAAGTCGGCGATTGAGCGGATTCTGCTGTTGGCGGACTGCTCGATCACGCTGAACATCGTGGCGAACTTCGCCGCCTCCCCCAGCGCGCACGACGTGTTCTCCACCGTGCCGTCGACGTCGGTGATGCGGACGACGACGCTGACGATCGCGGGGAAGACGCTGGCGCCGGAGATCCTGTACACGGACTACCCGCTGGCCCGCAGCAACTCGGGCGAGCTGACCGCGGCCGTGCCTGGCGTGCTCGCTAACGGCGCCGTGCCAACTTGGTCATAGGATGGGATACCGGCAGAAACGCACCTATTACAACATCACGTTCGAGTCGTCCAGCGACCTCGCCGGGCTGGAGCTGCGGATCCGGTCCATGTCGACCGGGCAGCTCATGGACCTGACGGAGGCCGGCGCCCGGCTGCAGGGGAAGACGTCCGGGAAGGTGGTCGACCCGGAGGATCTCGCCGCGATGGACCTGATGTTCGACTCGTTCGCCGACGCGCTCGACTCCTGGAACCTGGAGGAGGAGGACACCGGCGCTCCGGTGCCGGCGGACATGGCCGGGGTGCGGGCGCAGGAGGCGACGTTCGTGATGCGGCTGATCGACGAGTGGATGAGGGCGGCCGGCGGGGTGCCTGACCCTTTGGCCGGCGGCTCAACCTCTGGCGGGACGTTCCCGGAGGCGTCGATTCCGATGGAGGCATTGTCGACAAGCCCATAGAGCTGGTCGAGGCGGAGCTGGTGCTGGCTTTGTGCAGGCAGTTCCACTGCCTGCCGTCGGCGGTGCTGGCGGAGGACGCCGGCCTGCTGAGGCTGTTGGCGATCGAGCGCGAGGGGACGCGCCAGGAGGGCCGGGAGGGGGTGGACGCGGGTGCCGAATGACGTCGAGATCAGGGTCAAGGGAAACGCTGATTTCGCGGCGGTGAAGGCGCAGATCGACGGGCTGAAGGCGAAGGCCCGGGACCTGGCCCGGGAGAAGATCAAGATCGACGCGGACGTCGACCAGGCCCGGGAGAAGATCAACAGGCTTCGTAAGGAGCTTGAGGACGAGACGTCGACCCGGCCCAAGGTCGAGATCGACGCGGACATCACGAAGGCCACCGCCGAGATTGAGCGGCTGAAGGACCGGGCGCGGGAGATCGGCCGGGAAAAGGCCACCATCGGCCTGGACACGTCCGAGGCCACCGCAAAACTGAATGAACTGAAAGAGAAGGCCCGGGAGGTCGGCCAGGAGCAGGCCAAGATCAAGGTCGAGGCCGACACCGCCGAGGCTCAGGCCAAGATGGCGGCCGTAAAGCAGCAGGCCGACGCCCTGGATCATCAGCGCGCGACGATCAAGGCCTACGCCGACTCCGCCGCCGCAGAGGCGAAGCTGGCTGCGACCGAGGCCGAGACGTCGTCGCTGGACGGCCGCACCGCGCACGTCAACGTCGACGCCGACATCGGCTCCGCGCTGGCGAAGATCGCCCTCGTCGGCGCCGCCCTCGCCGGGCTCGGGGCTGCCGCCGGCGGGATCGGAGCCGCGGTCGGGCTCGGGGCTGTGGCGGGTGCGGGGATCGGCGCCGCGTTCGCCGGCCTGTCCGGGATCGGCGGCGCGGTGAAGGCCCTCGGGCAGCACACCGCCGGGGCGGGTGCGGCGGCGGGGAAGGCTGCCGGGCAGCAGTTGCAGATGGCCTCCGCCGTGGACCGGGTCCGCTCCGCGCAGGCGTCGCTGGCGAACACCCGCGAGCAGGTCGCCGATTCGGAGCGGCACGCCGCGCAGGCCGCGGTGCGGGCCGCGGACGACGAGCGCCGGGCCGCCGAGCGGGTGACCGGCGCACAGAAGGACCTGACCGCGGCGCGGGCGGACGCGGCCCGGCAGTTGCGGGACCTGGCCCGGCAGCAGGAGGACATGGCGCTGGCGCAGCGCGGCGCCGCCCTGGACGTGGAGGACGCGCAGCAGCGGCTGGATGAGACGCTGGCCGACCCACGGGCGACCGACCTGCAACGCAGACAGGCTCAGTTGGCGTTCGACGAGGCGGTGCGGCACAACGTCACACTGAAGCAGGACGCGGCCGATCTGGCGGCGAAGAAGGCGGATGCGGACCGGCGCGGGGTGGCGGGGTCGGCGCAGGTGGTCGAGGCGACCCGCGGGGTGGTCGACGCGCAGCGGGAAGCGGCCCGTGCCCACTTGGCGACGGCGGAGGCGCAGGACGCGTCGGCGTCGGCGCAGCGGGACGGGGCGCTGCGGATCGTGCAGGCGCAGCAGCAGGTGGTGGAGGCGCAGCGGGCCGTGCAGGCCGCCTCCGCCGCCGCCGGGTCGGCAGGTGCGGCCGGGGTGGACAAGCTCGGGCAGGCGATGAAGGGCCTGACGCCGACCGGGCAGGCGTTCGCGCGGTTCCTCCGCGGCTTCATCGACGGGCCACTGCAGCAGTTGCGCAACGCCGGCCAGGAGGGGTTGCTGCCGGGCCTGCAGAAGGGCCTGGAGGCTTTGGGGCCGATCATCACGGCGAACCTGCCGACGTTCAAGGCCTTCGCGACCGTGGTCGGCACCGCGTTGGGCGGGATCGTCCAGGTCGTCGGCCAGTTGGCGGTGCCGCTGATGAAGATGGCCACGGTGGTGCTGCAAGCGCTCGCCCCGATGCAGGGCGTGCTGTTGGCCTTTGCGGATGCGTTCGGCGTGGTGATCGACCGGGTGTCGAAGGACGGGACGATGCAGGCCGCGATCGGCGCCTTCGTCGACCTGCTCGCCGCGCTGCTGATGGCGCTGCCGCCGCTGATCCCGCCGATGGTGCAGCTCGCCGCCGCGGTGCTGCCGCTGCTGACCAAGGGTGTGGAGCTGCTGACCGGCTGGCTCACGCAGCTACTGGAGTGGATGGGCGGCCACGTCGGGACGATCGTCACCATGGCCGGCGCTCTGCTGGTGCTGGTCGGCGCGGTGAAGCTGGTCTCGATCGGGGTCGCGGCCATGAACGTGGTGATGGCGCTGAGCCCGATCGGGGTCGTGGCGATCGCGCTGGCGGCGCTGGCGGCCGGGTTCTTCATCGCCTACCAGAAGTCGGATGCGTTCCGGGTGGCGGCGCAGGAGGTGTTCGGCTGGCTGCGGGATCACGCGTGGCCGGCGGTGAAGTCGCTGGCCGAGGGCCTGCGGGAGGGCCTGTCCGGGGCGTTCGAGGTGGTGTCCTCCACGATCGCCGCGCATCGGGAGGAGCTGACCACGCTGTGGCATGCCCTGGTCGCGATCACCGAATTCGTCCTGGACAAGGTCGTGCCGGTGTTCGCGGAGGTGCTGCGGGTCGCGTTCATCGCGATCGGCATCCAGGTGTCGATCTTCCTGACGATCTGGTCGGGGCTCGTGATCGCCTTCCAGGCCGTCGCGTCCGCGGCCCGGTGGGTGTGGGACGCGTTCGGCCGGATCGGCCGGGCCGCCGCGGTGACGGCGTTGGCGGTGCGGGTCGGGTTCGACCGGGTCGTCGGGTTCGCCCGCGCGCTGCCGGGACGGATCCGGGCGGCGGTGGTCGGGCTGATGTCCGGGATCACCGACCGGACGGCGGCGGCCGTGACGTGGGTGACTGCGCGACTGGGCGGGATCGTGACCTATGCCCGCAGCCTGCCGGGCCGGGTCGCCGGGGCCGCGGTTGGGTTCATGTCGGGAATCAAGGAGGAGGTGGGCCGGGCGGTCCGGTGGATTACCGACAAGATCCAGACGGTGATCGACTTCATCCGGGCGATCCCCGGGCACGTCGCGTCGGCGATGGCGTCGGTGGCCCGCGCCACCGCCCAGTACGCCCCGGGCGGCGGGCTGCTGGGCCTGTTCGGACATGCGGTCGGCGGGATCATCGGCGGCGCAGCGGGCGGCGGACCGCGGGGCGGGCTGAGCTGGGTCGGGGAACGCGGCCCGGAGCTGCTGCGGATCCCGTCCGGGTCGACCGTCTACCCGGCCGGCACGTCGGGGGTGATGGCCGCCCAGGCCGCCGCCGCACGCGGGGGGGTGACGCTGGTGGTGCAGCCCGGCGGTGGGGCGCTGGACCGGCTGTTCGTCGACTGGCTCCGGGAGCGGGTCCGGGTCGGGGGTGGCGGGAATGTGCAGTCCTACCTCGGGAGTTGATGATGTCTGCCTAGTCCATGAGTCGCCGGTCTTCTTAGTACGTCGGGGCCTTGGCGAGTTTCGGCGAATCGTTTGGTCATGGTGCCGCGCCGCTTGGCGCAACCACACGAGTGCACTAGATCGGGGGTGAACAGACTCTGGACCAACGTCGTGTGCTGGTTTCCACAATCGCATTGGCACGCGACAACCCGGCGGGCCACGCCGTGGCGACGAATGGAGAACTCTCTGAGTACGACTAGGCGGCCGTAACGATCGCCAGGAGTGATGAGGAGTTTACGTCTCACTCAACGGATTTTAGCAGGCGGAGGCTATAACGATGCATCGATTCAAGACGTTCAACGGCCCGATGCCGACCACGGCCGCGCAGGTCAAGGCCACCACCGGCACCGCCATCAAAACCATGCTGCAGGTGTCGACACCGGCGACCCGGCAACTGCAGCTCATCTCGTGGGGGTTCTCCCTCGACGCCGCCCCGGCGACCACGGGGGTTGGGGTGGTCGAACTGCTGCAGACCGACGTCGCCGCCACGGTGACCGCGCACGTCGCGGCCGGGGTGCAGCCGCTGGACCCGAACGCCCCCGCGTCGCTGATGACGCTGGGGGTGAGCAACACCGGCTACACGGCGTCCGCCGAAGGCAGCACCACGGCGGCGCGGATGTTCGACGCCGTCGAGGTCGCCGGGGTGTCGAACGGTGCCGGGCCGACGGTGTACGGCTACCAGTTCATGCCCGACGAGCGCCCGATCGTGGCCATCTCCAAGTTCCTCCGGGTCCGGGTGACGTTCAGCGCAGCGGTGAACATGCTGGCCTGGTTGGTTTGGGACGAGTAGGCCGATGCCTGGTGGTGTAGCGGCCCGGTCCGCCGGGTGGGAGTTGCGGCGGAACCTGCCCGGGCCGTTCATGCCGGGCAGTACGGACACGGCGCCGCCGTTCCCGCAGGCCCGTCTGCCGCTGGCGGTCGACCTGTTCATGTTCGACAACTGGGTCGAGATCACCCGGCTCGACGCGGACCGGGCGGGGGTGTACGCGCGGGACGGCATCTCGATCGACCGGGGCCGCACCTCGGAAGGGACCGACGTCGAACCGACGTCGATCCAGCTCACCCTGAACAACCGCGACGGCAGGTTCTCGCCGCGTAACCCGACGGGGATCCTGTACGGGCAGATCGGCCGGAACACGCCGCTGCGGGTCCGGGTGGGAAGCGACGTGCGGGGCGTGGGTGAGGTGTCGGCGTGGCCGTCGAAGTGGGACCTGTCCGGTCGGGATGTGTGGGTGCCGGTGACGGCGTCGGGGATCCTGCGGCGGCTCGGGCAGGGCAACACCCCGCTGCAGTCCGTGCTGCGCCGCTCCGCCCTGTCCGTCCTTCCCAACGTGCTGGCCTATTGGCCCATCGAGGAGCTCGCCGGCTCAACCTCGGTCGCGTCCGCGCTGCCTAACGGCAAGGCGATGGCGGTGTTCGGCACGCCCAACTTCGGCGCCACCGACACCATCCCCGCCTCCGCTCCCTTCGCCGAACTCCAGTCCGCCAAGCTCCGCGCCACCGTCCCTCCGTACGTGTCGACGTCCGGCGACACCACCATGCGGTTCGTCCTGTCCACCGACGGCCCGATGGTGAACGGGTCGATCCTCATGCGAGTCGGCACCACCGGCGGCACCCTGGGCCGGTTCGACGTCGTCTACACCACGCCCGGCGGCGGCTCCCTGGCGATCAAGTCGTACAACACCGCCGGCACCCTCATCTCCGACACCGGGGCGTTCGACGTCAACCTCGACGACGGTCACTTCTGGGCGTTCATGGCGCTGACCCCCGGCCCGGGGGACGTCGAGCCGCTGGTCGGCCTGTACCCGATCGGCGGGGACATCCTCGACGTGGAGGGCGTGTTCGACATCATCCCCGGGCACACCGCCGGGACCGTCTCCTACATCGAGTTCGGCCCGGGCTTCAACGCGATCGGCGCGTCTGTCGGGCACCTCACCGTGCAGGACTACCTGTCGGTCGGGCTGTTCGACGAGGCCCAGCTGACAATCGCGAACGCCTACGTCGGGGAGACGGCCGGCGACCGGATCGCCCGGCTCTGCGGCGAGGAGGGCATCGAGTACCGGCGGGTCCAGCCGGAGTTCACCTCGACGTCGGTGGGCGCGCAGCATGTGGACACGCTGGTCAGCCTGCTGCGGGAGTGCGCGGACGCGGACCTGGGGATCCTGTTCGAGCCCCGGGACTTCCTCGGGCTGGCCTACGTCGACCGGCAGGCCCTGTACAACCGGGATCCGGCGGTCACCCTGGACTACCCGTCGCACCAGATGTCCGCGCTGGAGCCGGTCGACGACGACCAGGGCACCCGGAACTACGTGACGGTGCAGCGGGCCGACGGGTCGTCGTCCGCCCCGCA